TCCGGCTGTCGTAGATCAGGGAGCTCTGCGCGAAGGTGTACTGCATCTCGCCGGACTTCTCCAGGCTCAGCAGCGCCCGCAGGAAGTCCGTGTGGCAGAAGTCCATGCAGGGGATGGCGATCAGGGTTTTCATGCAGCTTGTTCCTTTCTTCCGGGGATCCCGGGGCATATCAGGCCGCAGGGATCCCCGCGGGTTATCAGGTCACGGTGACCGTGCACTGGGCGGTGAAGCCGTTGCAGGTCGCGGTGATCACGGAGCTGCCGGAGGTCACGCCGGTGACGAGGCCGGAGCTGCTGACCGTGGCCTTGGCGGTCGTGGCGGAAGCCCAGGAGACGTCGCCCTTCACGCCGTAGGGCAGGAGGATGGCCTTCAGCTGGACCGTGCCGGTGCCGGCGACGGTGGCCGTCGAGGTGTTCAGCTGGATGCCGCTGACGGTGTTGGCGGCGTCGGGCGCGAAGCTCATCTCGCTGACCGGGGTGCCGCCGTTGATGTCGATGGCCACGAAGGCTTGGGCGATCACGGGGATGCCGTCGGCGCGCATCTTGCCCTTGAAGACGGTGTTGTCCTGGATGAACTGCACCTCGCGGCTGGCCTCGATGGTCATGCCGGCGCGCAGGCCGACGAGATAGAGGTCGCCGAAGCCGCCGACGATGTTGTCGTCGGGCATGAACTCGAGGATGTCGATGTCGCCGGAGACGATCGGCAGCGTGCCGCCGATCATGGCGACGAAGGCGCCGTCGAGGTTCGTGGCGATGGCCTTGGCCTTCAGCTTGGCGTAGGTCTTGCTGTTCATGGCCCAGAACATCTCGCCGCGGCTGTAGCGGCCGTAGGCGGCGGCGACAGCCTCCTGCAGGGCGGCCCAGAAGGCGGTCCCGGTCAGGTTGTTGGCGATGGTCTTGATGTTCGTGGTGTGGAGGTCAATCCACTCGGGGGCGCTGGAGGGATAGCCGGCGGGCTGGCTCTGCTGGGCCAGGCGGGTCACGATGCCGAGGGGCATGTGATAGCCAGAGCCTTTGCCGTAGAGGATCGCCTTGTCCATCGCAAGGCCAACAGACTCGGAGAGCATCTCCACGATCCAGGAGGCGAGGTTGATGTCGTTATCCTCCAGCAGGCTGTTGCAGACGGGCACGAAGCCGGCGACCTTGTAGCCGTCCAGGGTGACCTGGTTGAACTGGAAGGTCAGCTCGTTGATCGTGCCGCACATCTCGGTCCAGACGGCCTCCGGGACGATCCCGGCGATGGTCTGGCGGGCTTCGCCGGCCACGTTGCGGATCCGCACGCGGTTGAGGAGCTTGCTGTAGCGGTAGAGGTTCTCGGCGATCAGGTCGAGAAACACGACCGGGATCAGCAGCTCGCCGCCGGAGACGGAAGCGCGGGCGCCTTTGAAGGATCTCAGCTGGGCCAGGAAGCCCTTGACGTCCTCACGGGCGGTGATTTCCTGCCGCTGGGCGAGGGGAAGCGCGTCGAAGGCGCGCACGCTCATCGGAAGGCTGCGGATGTTGATGGTGTTCATGGGGGAATCATTCCTTTCATTGTTGATTTCCGCCGCGGTCTGCGCCGGGGCGGGCGGGGTCTGCGCTTCGATGCCGTCCAGCTGCGTCTGCAGCGCGCTGATCTCATCGCGCAGACTGTTTACGGCGGAAACGTGGGCGGAGTGTTCCTCCTCGAAGCTGTTTACGGCAGCCTCAACGGTCTCGCGCTCCTCGGGGGTGACTGCCTCGCCGATCGCGGCGGCGAGTTCGGTTTCGCGGGCGGCGAACGCGCCGTCCTGGGCCAGGAGCTCTTCCAGCTCCTCGTTCTTGCGATTCAGGTTTGCCCGAATCATCAGGGTTCTGAGAGACATACTTACTCCTTTCTCAGTTTGGCGAGCTGCCGCTCGCGCCAGATTTCCGGGGGTTCGATTTTCTCGAGCGCCTCCGGTGCGCTCATGCCGGGCGCCAGGTGGAAGCTCCGCTTGTTGATGTAGATCGTGTGGCCGTCGGCGCTGGCCGCGATTGCCAGCGGCTCGGCGTCCTCGATCAGCTTATCGGCGAAGCCCTTTTCCTTGGCTTCGGCGCCGGTCATGTAGGTGGTTTCGGCCATCATGCCGAGGATCTCGTCCCGCGGCAGGCCGGTTTTGCGCTCGTAGATGGATGCCTGCATGTCGTCCCAGGCGTCCAGCTGCGCCGCCATCTCCCGGGCCTGCCTGGCGTTGTAGCCGCCGAAGAAGAAGGTCCAGGCGTTGTGGATCATGATCAGGCTGGAGGGGTTGACCTCCACCTCGTCGCAGGCGCACATGATCAGGCTCCCGCCGCTCATGGCCACGCCGTCCACCACGCAGGTCAGGTGCATCCCGCCGCGGGCGAGCTCCCGCAGCCGGTTGTGGATCACGTTCGCGACGTTGGCGTCGCCTCCGTAGCTGTTCATGCGGATCGTCAGCTCGCTACAGCGCCGGATCTCGTCCAGATCCGTGAGGAACTCGTCCAGGAGGATGAAGTCGCCCTCGATCGGCTCGCCGGTCCACCAGTCCACGGGGCGGGCCTCGTAGATGTCGCCGTACATGGTCAGCTCGGCGCGGTTGTCGTCGACGCTGGCCAGGGTGTATACGTTTTTGCTGATTTGCACAGGCATCAGGCTTCGCCTCCTGTCAGTTTTTTCTGGTCTCCCAGCCGTTCGGCCGGGATATAGTTCTCAAGCGCCAGGAGCTCGTCCATCTCCGGATCCGGCTCCAGGCCCATCCAGTCGCGCCACTCGTTGCGGCGCATGGCCATGCGGTCCACCATCTCGGCCCCGGCCTTCACCATCTCGTCCATGGAGTAGTTGTGCAGGCTCCGGGCGTTGAAGCGGAAGAAGCGGTCCCCCTGGGGGAGGAGTTTCCGGGTCAGCTCCTGCTCGATGATCTGGGCGATCGGCATGATCGTCGTCGAGATGAAATTATTCCATTCATCCCTCTTGAACTCGCCGACGCCCAGCACGAAGGGCGGGACGCCCAGGATCGTGGCGACGGTCTGCTTGTCCAGCTTCACGAAGTCCGCCAGGGCGAGGTCGCTCAGCGTCAGCGGCCGGATCTCCTTCACGTCGAACTGATCCGCCGGCAGCAGCCAGGGTTCGCCGGCCTCTCCGCTCTTGACGTAGCTGTCCAGGATCTTCTGCCGGCCCTCCGGCGTGCTCAGCGTGTCGTCGAAGGCGTCCACCTTCACGATGATCGAGGGCTTCCACTTGCTGGACATAAAGCCGCGCTCGGTCGTCGCCGCCTGCCGGAGGTTGTTGGCCACGTCCGTCAGGGTGAAAGTGTATCCCGTGCCGAGCCAGGGGTAAAAGCTGCCCGGGTTCGCAGCGAAGTGCAGCAGGTCGTCCGGCAGGTACTCCCGCCCGTTGATGGCGATCTTGTAATCCCAGAGCCCGTCCGGCACAAAGGCCGCGTAGGCCGCCGGGATCGGGATCAGCTCGCGCAGCTCGCCGCGCTCGGTCCTCGGGTAGACCACCGCGTTCCCGCGGCCCTGCAGGAACATCGTCCGCACGATCCACTGGATGAAGTTCGACCGCGTCATGTACCGGTTCGGCTCGATGTCCACCAGATCCGAGACCCGGTTGCGGATCCGGATGTCCCCGCGCTCCGTGTTCTGCATCTCGTGGATCGTCATGGCGCCGATCAGGCGGGCGATGGTGTTGACCGCTGTGGAGACTTCCGGGCTGTCCGCCAGGCTCACGTAGCCCTGGCAGGTCAGATCCTGGAAGCCCTGGGCGTCGGTCAGCCAGACCAGGCCGCGGTTCTGGCCCTGGGCCTGGGGTTTATCGCGCGCGGGCCGCGCCTTTACAGGTACTTTCAAAGGCATGCTCCTTTCTTAGATCGGATGCCGCGGTTGCGGCGTCTCCTCCTCGAACCATCCGGCGCCCGCGCTGCTGCGGTCGGTGTCGATCAGCAGCCGCACCGTCGCGAAGACGGAGGCGTCGAACAGGTCGATCCTGGTATTGTCGGCGATCTTCTCGTACTGGACGGCGTCGTCCACCTTCTCGGTGGCCCGGACGTTCCCGACGCAGTATTCGTAGGGCTCGGCGTGCAGGTAAAACAGGCAGCCGATCTTCGCCTTGTGCTCGATGTACCGGAAGCCCTCGCTCTTCTGCATGTAGAGCTGGGGCTGGTCCTGGATCCGGAAGCCGGCCTTCCGCATCGCGGTGAAGTAGGGCCGGGCGAACTTCCGGTCGTGGCCGACGCGGCGGATCTGGAAGCCGGCCTCGCGCCAGCGGATGAACTGCTTCACCGGCTCGGCCGGGTCCATGGAGGGCGTCTCCGGCATGTCGAGCCAGCCGTCCTCCTGCCAGCCGAAGAGGGGGATCTGGTCCCGGTCGGCCTTCTCCGCGGCCGCCGGCGCCGGGAACCACGCGTGCGGGATCAGCACCAGCACGTCCTCCGGCGGGATCCAGGGATCCTCGCCCCGCCGCTCCGCCCACCGGCGGCAGGCCTCCGCCGCGGTCTTCTGCGGGATCTCTCCCGCGAGGCAGGCGGCCGTCAGGTCGTGCAGCTTCGACAGGTCCGCGCCGCCGTACCAGGCGCGCACGGTGCGCCGCAGCTCGTCCTGGGTCCAGTGGTAGCGCTCGTCGCTCCGCCGGAACTCCTCCAGGTCGAACCAGGCCTTGTAGGATCCCACGAAGCGGTTGAGGCTGCGGGTGTAAAACTCCTTCCGAAGATCCGGGTTGTGCTCGGCCTGCTCCGCTGCGGCGATCATGTCCGCCGGGCGGATCGTGATCCCGTAGGCCGGGTTGCAGGCCCGGTGCACCGCCGGGGAGAGGAAGTTGATCGAGCCGTCCGGCTCCATCGGAGCCTGGGCCAGATAGCAGAAGGTCCGGTCGGCCGCCGGTCCGGTCACCGCGCCCCGGAGGATCTTCTCCAGGTAGTCCCGGTGCCGGGCGGCGAAGCCGTTCCCGTCGTCGCCGGCGGTGAAGGTGCACAGCAGCAGTTTGTTGGAGTAGGCCTTCATGCCGTCGCGCAGGCGGGTGTAGGGGATCGCGTTTTTGTAAAGCTCCAGCTCGTCCAGGTGGACGAAGGAGGCATTGAAGGAGTCGAAGAGCTCCGGCTTGAAGGCCAGGGTCTCCAGGTCGATGTGGCCGCCCCAGATCTCGCCCTCGATCGAGTGCCCCAGCGAGCTGTTCAGCAGCCGGAGCTTCCCGGGCGGGTTATTGTCCGCCACGAGGCCCAGGCGCTTGAAGTTGTACACGTTCCACTCGAAGCTCTCCATGCCCTGCTTCAGCGATCCGGCCACGGTCTTGCATTTGGATCCGCTGAGCCGGTACCAGAGGTTCAGCGCGTCCATCAGCCCGGTCCCGAAGACCGTCTTGACCGACTTCCGCGGCAGGAAGAGATCCGCCTCGGTGAAGCGCCGCAGCTCGGTGCCGGGATCGTAGAAGCCGCAGATCGCGTATGTGCAGTAGATGTGCCAGGGCATCAGCTCCAGCGGCAGCCCCCGGAGGGGGGAGCCGTCCAGGCGCTCGCCCTGGGAGAAGGAGAACAGTCCGGTCATGATCTCCAGACAGAACTCCGGCAGCGCCGGCCGGAAGTCCCAGCGGCCGCTCTCGAGGTCGTCGAGGAACCTGCGGCAGCCGAGCCGCTGCAGCTCCTCGATCCCCGCGTCGTCCGCGGTGTCCCTGGCGAAGCGCCAGGCCTCTTCAAAGTGCGGCGCGTTATTCATCGGGATCCACCAGGGGGATCGGGAGCACCGGCAGCGTGTTAAGAATGGACACATCCGGCAGCTCGTAGGCCTTCACGCGCTCGGCGATCATGCCGAGGCGCTCGGTGATCAGATCCTGTTTCACCGGGGAGTCCGGAGCGCCGCGCAGCTTTCGCAGCGCCTTGGGCGTCAGCCCCAGCTCCTCGCGCATGGCGAGCAGCTCGCGCTCCGCCTGGACCAGCAGCGGATAGTGAGGATCCAGGAAGGAGGGCTTCCCTCCGGGCGGCGCCGTCGCGGCCCAGGCCTTCTGCAGCCGGGTCCGCCTCCGCTCGATCTGCGCCACCTCGCGGATCAGAGGCTCGAAGGCCTCCTCGTAAATGCCGAGCTCCATGAGCTGGCCTCTGTAGATCTGTTCTTTCGTCATCGCTCCGTCACAAAACAAAAAGCCGGAGCCCTGGCACTCCACTCTGGAAGTGTCTGGGCTCCGGCTTTCAAAGCTCTGGCCTCTCGTGATGATCTCCGCGTCTCGTCGGATTCGCCCGTCGTCCGCCGCTCCGGATCCGGACCGGGTCCGGGATCCTGCGGCGATCCGTCCGGGTCCATATCCGGGGATCGCGTCCGCGGCCTGCGCGCCGCGTGAAAAGTCATTAATTTTTCATGTCTTCGCACCCGCAGAAAATTTCCGTCCCGGAAAATTTTCCGCGTGTGCTTAATGG